GGGCTTGATTTTGTTGTTATGGATGAAGCCGCGTACATTATGCCGGAGGCGTGGATAGAGGCAATCAGGCCGGCATTGTCAGACAGGTTAGGGCGGGCGCTGTTCATCTCCACACCACGCGGGCGCAACTGGTTTTGGGACATTCACCGCAAGGGTGGGGCGGAGCCGGATTGGTCATCGTTCACCTACCCGACAAGCGCGAACCCTTTCATGCCGAAAGGTGAGATCGAAGCGGCGCGGGCGGAGTTACCTGAAATCATATTCAGGCAGGAATACCTGGCGGAGTTCGTTGATTCAGAGGGCATGGTCTTCCGCAGGGTACACGACGCGGCCATCCTGCAACCACTTGAGCAACCGCTTGATGGGCACCAGTACAGCGCTGGGGTGGATGTGGCGGCGGCGGTGGATTACACGGTTATCACGGTACTGGACGTGAACACGCGCGAAATGGTGGCGCTTGACCGCTTCAACCGCGTGGATTACCCGGTGCTGGAGGACAGGATCGCGGCGGCGTATGCGAAGTGGAACATGATAGGCATGGTGGTAGAAGCCAACAGCATTGGGCAGGGGGTCATTGACCATCTGCACAACCGGGGGATGAACATTATCCCGTTCACGACAACGAACACGAGTAAGCATGGCATTATTCAATCTTTGCAGTCGGCTTTTGAGCACGGGCAAATTAAGATATTAGACAATCCCGTTTTGGTGGGGGAACTATTGTCATTTGAGAGTAAAAAGACAACGAGCGGGAACTTTACCTACTCCGCGCCGGAAGGGCAGCATGACGATTGCGTTATGTCGCTCGCTTTGGCGTGGTACGCGCTTGACAGAGCGCAGCCCGTGATTCTATTCGGAGCGTGATTATGAAATTATCAACCATGAGCAAGGCGACAAAGGCATTAGTCACGCTTCCAGCCTGGCAGCAGCAGGCATTGGCGGACGCGGGCAACTTTACCAATTCGATCAGTTCGGTAGCAGAGGCGTACTCGCAAGTCCCGCTGATTTACCGCGCGGTCAAGATGCGGTGCGACGCTATTTCGAGCGTTCCGGTGCATATCTACAAGGGGGAAACGGAAGTCGATTGGCCGTTCCCGTGTGAGATGCGCGACCTGATTTGGAAAGTTGAAGCGGACTTACTCGGCGCTGGCATTGCTACCGTGCTGAAACTCCGCAACAAGGTGCGAATACTTGACCTGCAACGGCTGAACCCCTTCACGGTGGCTGTGCATTATGACGCGGCGTACGGGCTTACATTCTCACAAGCGGGCAAGGTGTGGCCGGAATCCGACATTATTTACATCAAGGAGTTTTCATACTCCGATGACATGACAAGCGGAAACTCGACGGTGCAGGCGTGCCTTAACGATGCCGCGCTGATGAACTTCCAGACGCGGTTTGCAAGCAGATTCTTCGAGAACGGCGCAATGCCGATCATCCTCATTTCAGCCGATGGCACACTGGTAGAGGATGAAACAAAACGGATTCAAAACTTCTTTAGCAAGTTAGCAAGCGGAGTCGGCAACGCCTGGCGCGTGCTGGCCACGAGGACAAAACTAACCCCTGAAGTTGTCAGTCAAGACCTCGACAAGATGACCATGCCGGAGTTGTACCAGCAGGCGACCTCGAATATCGCCAACGCCTTTGGCATCCCGGTGACAATGTTCATGGGGGATGACAACTACGCTTCAGCCGACTCGCACCGCATGACATTCTGGCAGGACGTGATCCGGCCACGCGCGAGGCTGATTGAGAGCGCGCTGAACCGGCAGTTATTCAAGCCGTTGGGCATGGAACTCGAATTTTCGTTTGACGAAATGGACATCTTCCAGACGGATGAAGTCGAGCGGGCAAGCGCGTTTGCAACCTACGTGAACGCGGGCGTGAACCCCGAAGTGGTCAAAGAGATGTTAGGCATTGACGCGCCGGAGGATATTCCCTTCATGGCGCCGAAACCTGAGCCGGTTGAAGTGGAAGCCCCGCTTGACGTGACCGCAGAATTTGAAAAGTGGGAACGCAAAGCCTTGAAACGACTCAAAGAAGGCAAGACTGCTGATTGTGAGTTTGATTCCGAGTTGATCCCGCTTGGCGTGCAGGATGAAATCCACAACGCGCTGAAACTTTGCATTGAGCCGGAAGAAGTCAAAAGAGTTTTCGGGGGCGGGTTTGAGTCGCACGAGGACATCGGATTGTACAAGGAACTCAAGCGGGCAAACGAATTATTAGAGCGGGCGCTCATGGATAAACCAGAGATACACGTCACAGTAAACACGAAGGACGCGGATGAACCCGACGCAAAACCTGAGTGACGTTATAGGGCGGATAGAACGCCAGCTAAAAGCGCCGGTTGCGCAGCGGGATAAGTTTGAGCGTGAGATGGAGCGCAAACTTGGGCGTGTGTGGCGTGAGCAGCGTGACAAGTTGATACCGCTTTTGGGCAATCCACCGTCACTTGCCAACGTGCCGGAATCTTACTGGAACAATAGCGGGGCAGCGATTAGAAAGGTTATCGCTCAGATATTCGAGAGCGTATTCATGTCACAGGCTGAAGCGCTTATCGCGCAGGTTGGGATCGGAGTTGATTGGACGTTGATAAACCAGAGGGCAGCTGATTGGGCGCTAACGCACACGGTAAATTTTATTACCGGCATACAAAACACAGAGCGCCAGACGATAGCCGACCTTATCAACAAGTTCTTTTCAAGTGAGTGGTCGCTCGAAGATTTAGCCGGGCGCATCAATTCGTTTTTATTCGACAGCCGGCGCGCGTCACAGATCGCGATTACAGAGGTTACCAGGGCGGCGGTGCAGGCTGAGGTCGCGACCGTAAACATACTTGAGGCGGAATACAGATTCTTGAACTTCAAACCATTTTGGATTACCGCCAACGATGACCGGGTGTGTGAAATTTGCGGACCGCGCCACATGAAAGAGATAGACGGGGAGGACTTTCCGCCCGCGCACGTGAATTGCCGTTGCGAGGTCTTTTACGACATGAAGGTAGATAAACCATGAGCTTTGAGGTGCGCATTGAGGGGATTGATGACCTGCTGAAACGACTTGACGCGGCGGGCAGCACGAAGCCGTTGAAAGACGGGATGAAGGCAATCGGAACATCCATCTCGACGCGGATGAAGGTGTACCCGCCCGCTCCGGCCAGTTCGTCGTATCAGCGCACGGGTAACCTTATGAAGAGGTGGACGAGCAAAGTAGAGGGTGATGGATCGGCGGTGACGGTTGGAAATAACGCGCCTTACGCAAGATTAGTACAGAGCATGGATGAGCAGACATGGTTTCACACGCGAACCGGATGGTCAACGCTTGAGGGCGTTGTGAATGACCGGCGCGACCAGATAGTAGAGATATTAAGAGCGTTCCTACAGAATGCGCTCAATGGGGGGTAAACAATGCAGCTAAAAATACAAACGAAATTACCAGAGGGACTAAAGGCGGACAAGCGCAAGCCAGCCGAGCCGGTCAAGAAATATGACGAACTCGACCCGCGTGAGTACCTGGTGTTGGGCGTTCCTTTTGGCGGTCCGTACAACGGGAAGGACTCAGACGGTCAGACATTCACGAAGAACACCGACCTGTGGCTGAAAGACGGGCAAGAGATACCAGTCACTTATTATCACGGATTCGGGCCTGATAGCCCGGAAACCTGGCAGGAAACGCCGGCGGTGATTGGTGTGGCGAAGTTTGATTACACCGACGACAAGGGGCATTGGTTCAATGTGAGGCTTGACCCTACAGAGGTATTAGCACAGCGCATTACCAGCACAAAGACAGACAAGGTACGTGCTTCATCCGGGGCGGTCGGTCATCTTGTGCGCTATAACGATGATGGCGAAATTACCACGTGGCCGCTGGGTGAACTTGCACTGTTTGATACAAACGAATGGAGAAAACCGGCGAACGATTACGCCGTTTTCAACGCAAAAGGGGAAGGCATCACAGAGGTCAAGGCGGAGGCGGAAACGCAAGCCGTGACGGTTGACGAATCTCCGGAGCAAATAAAAACCGAACTTACTCAGGAGAGTGAAATTATGGAAGAAGAAATTGAAAAGAAAGAAATTGAAAAGAAAGAAATTGACATCGACGCGCTTGTAAAGCGTTTCGAGGATCGCATGGAAGCACGGCTGGAAAAACTGGTCAACGCTCCC